TACCCGCACGTACTTCAGGCTTAGATCCTCTGGGGATACGTGTAGCGTCCATAGCCATCATAGGATGGACTGTAAGGGCCAGAGCGTCAATACGTGCTCTAATCTCTGCGTCCAGCGCCTTCTGGCTGTTGTAGCCCTTCTCACAGACTCCACGACCCCAGAAGCGAGACGGTACAACGTCCCACGGGAATGCCACAATGGGTCTGTCCTGCATCATGTAGGGGTTTTCTTCCGCTTTGAGAAGAATACCACCATTGGCAATAACCACGATGGCCTCTACGTAGTACTCTTCTGAATCAGTTTCCAGCTCACCGTCCATCTCAATGATTTCTTCTTCAACTTCATCGTCGTCGTCATCATTACTCTTAGCTAACTGAGCCTGCGCGTCAGCCAACAAGTAAGCAGGTACTAACCCGTAGTATTTAGTAAGACGTACTTTGTCGTCTGCGTAGGTGGTTAGGTCTTGATCTGGCTCAATGTCAAAGTCTGGGGCTGCTGAACCTACGTGACACTTCTTGTAAACCCCAGCTTCCTGTAGCTGCTCAACGGTGTGTGCGGAGACAAACTCATCCACAGCAACGCCTAAAGCGTCCTCCACGGAGGTGGCTACGGGGTCAATAAGGAAGTTCTGAGGCATTACGGGGCGTAGGCGACAGACAGTCCTGTCAACAATGTTAACACCCACAGCGGTTAAATCCCCACCCATAATGGGCTGGGTGGCTGGCATCATCTCTTTTTCATCGGAAAGAACAACTTCCGCAATCCCTGTGCCAAATACAGCGGAATTAATAAGACACTCCGCAACAGCTTTTCTAACCTTAGTCTTCTCAAAGTCCTTATGCAGATTATTACGAAGATAAACAATGTCAGCTTTGTCAGGATCATTAGCATCGTCAGTGATGTCAAAGAACTTTCCTCTTCCAAAGGTTGCTTCTTCAATTTCCGCAACGGAACTCTCCACGGCTTGTTGTAGGGCTGGGCTAATGATACGAGATCGTTCTGAATCTCTGGTTACGTCTTCCTGCGCCCAGATGCCACGCCAAAGGCGATAGTATTCATCAAACTTCTGTGCATAGTTAGCTTCAAAGTGATCCCGCCATGAGTCACATTTAGTAATGACCCAATCCTCCAAAGCCTCATCAATCATCAACGGCTTGTGTTCTTCGTTGTAATCTTCCATATATTTAATATCCTGCTACGGAGTCTAAGGTTTCAAAATCATCGTACTGCTCAAAGTCACCTGCGTAAGCAACTTTGGCTAATTGATCCACGTAAGCTAAGGCGTCCACTAAGTCATCGTGAGTTAGCGGGTCGGGGAACTGAAAGAGTTCGTCCAAGAAACGACTATTCCATTCTCCCTTGCTTAACTGTATAATATTATTCTCAAAGCGACCCTGTAAGGCCCACATGATACGGTCAGTCTTTTTCTGGTTGCCGTGAGTTAGTTCCTCAACCCTAAAGAAAAAGCCGTTACGCTTCATCATGTCCGTTAGGGGAGACATAACCGCTTGCTTTGCTATACCCCTCTCAATACCCACTGAGATTGGCTTGTAGTCCCTGACGGCTTGGAAGATCTTCTGTGCTGTATCGTCCAGAGTCCATCTACCATAGATAATGTTCTCTACGTACCAACCGTCTTCATTCACAAAGACTACCGCAATGGCTGTATTATCAAGACGAGTGTTTTTAGACTTCTTCTTAGATACGTCCTGAAACCCCGCCAAATCCACTGAGATATAACAATCGTAGTGTTCTGGTTTTTTATCAGCAAAAGTAACCCAGTCCTCTTTGAACATCTCTGAGCCTTTGGCTTCAAAGGAAGCCATAAACTCCTGCCTAAAGGCATAGCTGGACATGGACTTTTTAGCTGTATCTATCTCTTCCTTCTCCAGTAGAGGGTTGTCATAGCTGGTAAAGTGCCATGCTTTGTACGTATCGTCATCACTTAGTTCTGCGTACTGATACAAGTCATAGAAGTGGTTACGCCCCATAGGGGTTCCAATGAACAACGCATGGCCCTTTTGGTCAGCTAGGGCTGGCCTTAGGATCTGTTCCCACACGTCAGGCTTAATGTCTGCGTACTCGTCCAAGACTAAGTATCTTAAAGACACACCACGCATAGTTTCAGGTCTGTCCCCACCCTTCAGGGAGATCATAGCACCGTTTACTAATTTTATTTGTAAATTGTTAATGTGACTGGACGCTATGACGGGCTGCCCTAAGCTCATTAGGGTTTCCCACATAATGTCCCTAGCCTGACCCTGCGTAGGGGCTACATAAAAGACAGTACCCCTGTCAGTCTGTAAGGCATTAACAATCAATAACCATGCTGCAAGTCTGGACTTACCTGTACGTCTACCCGCAGCTACAATCTTAAATCGTGTGGGGTCTTCCCAGACCTCCTGCTGCCATGGCAGTAAGTTAATATTTAGTTCAGACACTAATAAGACCAAACCACAGGGACACCCCTTCTGTCATCAACATGAATAAATGTTTTAGCAACCCCTATGCCCTTAAAGCCCATCTCCATAGCATGTTTAATAAGTACATGCTTTTGATTACCGTCCTTTACAGCTATATCAGCAGCCACACCTAAGACATGCTGACCCACAGTCTTTTTCTTAGCTTCCACACTGTGAGTCCTGTCTCTATAGCCACTGGTGATAGTAAAGGGGAAACCACACTTTTCTCTTAGTTCATCCAAACGATGGATAAAAGCAATGGACATTTCATTCTTACCTGTCTCTTGACAGTCAAACTCTTCATAAGTAAAATATTTAAACTCTTTACTCATATTCTGTGTATTCCCCTTCCATAACTTCAGGATTATCAGTAATAGTTGTCTCGGAACCTAATCCCGTTATGTTGATGGATATGGAAGACCTACCTCCATTAAGCTTATCCTTCTCAAAGTAGCTTACGGGTAACATCCTGTCCATCATTAGCTTCCATGCTGCTGCTTGATGCTTATGGTCATCGTCCAAAGCAGCATTCATGATACTGTCCAACACTTTCTGTGACTTAGGGGAAGCTAACATACGAGCTTTGTACTCGTTAATGATAGCAGCGTCACCTTTGGGCCTACCTACGGCATTCCTACCACCCTTCTTGTTAGACTCAACAAGGACTTTTTTAGGTCTACCCCTTTTCTTCTTGGGTATTTCTTCAAGCAAAAGTATTGCCTCCTAGTATTGCTATGAGATACTTTAAGATACCTAAGGCAGCTTTAGAATATTACTTTAATTAATTTCTTAAAAGTAATCTCTTTATGCTTCCTTAGTATACCTGTATATTATAGCACATTTTTAGTTAAAAGTCAAGAACTTTCTAGTAGAAACCCTAACTATTTGTCTTGTTGTGTCTACCATTAGCCCACCATTTGACCATTTAGTCAACCATTCACAAAATCTATGGAATTCAAGAAGTTGATCTACAGAATTACACAATAATTAGTGCCTATTAGTGTACTAAAATGCTTCTTTTTGGTGCACTTTAGTGTTCAAAATGGCCCTTTTTAGTGCCTAAGGTGGTACTACTAATAATAACCAATGGCTGCCCCCCTCCCCCGCCCCTAAAAGCAACCCCATTGGAAACTATTGGCACACTTCTTGCAGGGCTGGGAGCCTGTGGATAACCTGTGGATAACTATTGGCACGCTTATTGCATGGCCCAGAGTTGGCATGGGTCTTGCATAACGTGCAAGAAGCATACCATTGGTAACATTGGCACACTTATTGCTAGGCGTGTGGGTCTAGTGGGGAGCCTATAGTAGCCTATAGCATCCTATGGCAACCCTTGTCCCTATCATAGATTGGCAACCATTGGTAGACCTACAGACTACTATTGGTCTGGTTTATGTTTAGACATATAAATAACAATCAGTGCTTGCATTGTCTAAACCATTTGATACTATAGGTTCATCAATTAACTATATAGGAGTTTGTCTTTATGTCTACTACATACAACATTTATGAAATTTATACATGCAATCCAGAAGACGGTTCGGGCGGTTGGGATATAGAGTTTATCGGCGCGCCTTCTAGGGAAGCTCTGGAAACTATGCCCTTGTTTGACTGTGTGATCCTGAAACAGTGGTCAAAACAAACGCTTGAATCCTGCAAAGAAGTCGGTCACTTTTGTGATGGTAGGGTGTGGGATGGTGAAAAGTTTCTATAGCCCACTGACGAGCTTGTGAAATTCAAGCGAAACGCCTATACTGGGCGTCTGGGTACACACAACACAAGGACAACACACATGACAATCCGATTATCAAAGGCTGGCAAGATGCCCTGTAGATCATGGTCACTACAGGCACTCACAACCTGCGCAGGTAGCGTAGGGACTAATGGTAAACTGGTAGACGCCTGCAAGGGATGCTACGCGACACAGGGCAACTATCGCTTTCCAAACGTCAAACAGCCACGCGAGTCTAATCAGAAAGACTGGAAACGTACCGATTGGGTATCCGACATGGTGGCTGAACTAGACAACGATAGATACTTTAGATGGTTTGACAGTGGCGATGTGTACAGCTTAAAGCTT